AAAGTTCTGTTGGGTATTCTATAACTAAAGTTGATGACAATAGTTACACGTTTAGCGCCAGTAGTGGGACCGCAACAACGGGTGATGTAGAAGGGGGCGGTGGGGTTGCATCTGCGGGCCCCATAACCGTGAGCGCATAAGATGGCTTTTACTTTTACGACATTAAAGACCGCTATTCAGGATTATACGGACAATACGGAGACAACCTTCGTAAATCAGTTACCCCGGTTTATCCTGAACGCGGAAGAACGCATTCTGAAAGAGTGTCAGTTAGACGACTTCAGGAAAAATGTGTCGGGTACGGTCACGCAATCGGGGAAGTTCTTGACGAAGCCGACAGATTTCTTAGCTCCCTTTTCCCTGAGTGTTGTCAACAGTTCCAATAACGAGTTCCTTAGGTACAAGCATGTGACCTTTATCCAGGATTACACGCCCGACCCAACCACCACGGGTGTACCCAAGTATTACGGAGACTGGGACGAAAATAGTTTTATTCTGGCTCCTACGCCCGATGGTAACTATGCCGCCGAACTGCACTATTTCTACCGCCCCCAGTCTATTACTGCATCTGATGATGGGACAAGTTGGCTTGGCACAAATGCGGAGCTATGCCTTTTATACGGCAGCCTGATGGAAGCCTATACCTTTATGAAAGGTGAAACGGAACTACTGACGCTTTATAACAGCCGGTTTCAAGAATCCATCCAATGGCTGAAGAATTTAGGGGAAGCCGAGCAGACGCAGGATCAGTACCGGTACGATGTCGTCAGAAAAGCTGTCCAGTGATGAATAAGGACTTGAACAGCGCAGAGGTCGCCATTGTAGGACTTGGAGGGACACAAGGCACTTTTACTTCTTCTGTGGCGAATGGAAAGTCGTTTGACGAGGTTTGGGCTATCAATTCCATGATGGTCCCGATCAAACATGATCGCGTTTTTATGATGGATCCAGCGTCAAGGTTCTTGGATACCGAAAATGCGGGTGCCCAGACAGATGCAATGCGAAAAATCTTGGGAGAACACCCCGGACCAATCTACACCTGCACATTGGACAAAAGGGTTCCCGGCGCTGTTCTTTATCCTCTTGAAGAAGTAGTTAAGGATACGGGACTTTGCTATTTTAACAACACGGTCCCCTATGCCATAGCTTTTGCTATGTATTATAAGGTCAAGAAACTCTATCTGTACGGGATTGATTATTCCTATAAGTCGAATCTGGTTATGGCGGAGGCGGGAAGGGCTTGTGCCGAGTTCTGGCTTTCAGCGGCCATTGCACGAGGTATGAAGGTGGAAGTTGCCCACGATTCCACCCTTTTGGACACTAACGTCCCTGAAGAAGAGAAACTTTACGGATATCATCGGCTTGATGATCCTTTGGTTTTGTCTGTCACAGAGGGTTCTTTAACGGTAGCCAAGAAGTCAGAAGCCGCTCCTCCTGAGCCGACAGATGAATCTGTCCTGTATGGCAGACACGATAAGGTGGTTTTATTGAAAGAAGCCGCAAATGTTTGATGTAGGTGTTTCACTTTCTGTAGGTGACGTTGAGGTAATAACGACGGATAACAGGGGTCTTTCGGTGGAAGAAGCCGCTCAAATGGCTGTAAACAAGATACTTTATGTATCTAAAGAGGCTCCGGAGCCTCTTCGTGAACAGGCAATTGCTTTCAAAGATACCGTGCATGAGGTTATAGTCCACTACATGAGATATGCTGTAGACCAAGATAGAGCAACTATTGCCGCCAAGTTGAGAGAAGCGGGTTTCCCTGAACTGGCGAATAATTTAAGGAGCCTTTGAGATGGCAATTACAACTGCGATGTGTACATCATTCAAGGGTGAGCTACTGTCTGCCACCCATGATTTTGATGCCTCTGGTGGGAACAGTTTTAAACTGTCTTTATACGCTATAGGAAGTGGGGGGAAGAGTTCCACTACGGCAACCTTGGGCGCGGCTACGACAGCTTTCACTACTACAGGAGAGGTTGTGTCTAGTGGCAGTTATGTTACCGGAGGAACGGCGTTAACTAACGTAAATCCCGCTACTTCAGGAACTACCGGATACACCGATTTCGCTGACCACAGCTATACAACCGCTACCATTACAGCCAGGGGTGCCTTGATCTATAACGATACAAACGGGGATAAAGCTGTTTGTGCCCTGGATTTTGGCGGAAACAAAACCAGCACCGCCGGTACGTTTACGATAGCGTTTCCTGCTGCCGCTGCTAGTACGGCGATTATCCGGATCGCGTAGAGGATAATGCTTTGGCAAACATCACAGGCTGGGGGAGGGGCACCTGGAATCAGGGTGCGTGGAACTCTCCTATTGCCGTCGATGTTACGGGCGTTGCGGGCACAGGCGCGGTCGGCACTGTTACGATTACAGGGACAAGCACCCTCACTCTTACGGGTGTTGCAGGGACCGGAGCCGTTGGTACGGTCGTTCCGGCGGCGGGTGCTGGCGTTACCGTTACGGGTGTTGCAGGAACGGGCGCGGTCGGCACGGTTACGGTCACAGGGACCGCAAGCGTCGTTCCTACGGGTGTTGCAGGAACGGGTGCACTTGGCACTGTTACGATTACAGGGACGAGCACCCTCACTCTTACGGGTGTCGAAGGGACCGGAGCCGTTGGCACGGTTACGGTCACAGGGACCGCAAGCGTCGTCCCGACAGGTGTATCGGCCACGGGTGCGACAGGAGAAACAAATGTCTGGGGTATTGTTGATGCTTCACAGACGCCTAGTTGGTCGGTCATAAGCACTGAAGGGTGTGGATTTGGTTCGTCGGTATGGATGTTCGATAGCTCAAGCGAATCTTTTGACGAGACAATGGTGCAACAGCCGTGGACGGGGATAACACCCAGTGAAGTGGAGATGTGGACGGATGTTCGATAATCCACGGAAATTTTTGTTACGGTTATGTGATCGTTACAGCTAATATTTAAAACGGGACTACGACGGTATGGCAAATCAAATTATAGATCTAGGGACTGCGCCAGATGACGGCACAGGAGACTCCCTTCGTGTCGGTGGCGATAAGGTCAATGATAACTTTAGCGAAATTTATACGTTGCTTGGAGATGGCACCACTCTTCCGGCAGAGTTGGAGATTCCGGTGTCCGACACCGGCGAGCCCGGACTCCACTTTGGAGCGGAGCCTTCCGGCGAAACAGGCATTGGCATTCACACTGGTTCTGAAAACCGGCTGCGGACTTATGTCCAAAATGTTGAGGCAGCCCGATTTAATTCTGGCGGTGGTATCGCCTCGTGGGCCTATGGTTCGGTTGGTTCGGAAAAGATACTATCTACCGATACCGTGTACGAAATTGAACTAGGCCACCCCGGATCGTCACCCGACAGGGCTGGTATAATGATTTTTCACACACCTACGATCCCCGGCTCTAACACTGCCGCAATCATTTATTATCGCTCAGGCTCAAATGTGATAGAGATTCTGTCGCAAAGCGCAGCAGGCCTAATCACGGTTGCGGGAAATGTCGTGGGGACGGGGACGGCAGGAGCAGATGGCTATTTTAATATCACTTGCCATGCGGGTTACGATAAACTTTATTTTGAGAATAGATTAGCGGGCGATGTGGCGATATGTGTGATGTTCATAGGTCAGGGTAGTGGGATGACATCATGATGAATTTATCTTGCAGACAAATCGAAAGCAGTACGCAAACACCCCGTTGGACAGATATAGCGGCATAGGAAAAGATCATGGCTTCTACATACACAACTGGCTTTGGCATTGAGAAAATAGGCAGCGGCGAGCAGGCCGGTTCTTGGGGCACAACTACAAACCACAACGCCGATATTCTGGATAGAATAGCTTCTTATAAGGCCGTCGCTCTTTCAGGGACCACGCACACTCTTACTGTTCGAGAAGCCTCGCCGGGCTCCGGAACCGAGAACCTTCAGGATGGCATGTACCGGGTTATCAAGTTTACGGGGGCTTTGGCGGCCAATAATACAGTTACAATAGCCCCGAATACCTCGCCAGCCTGGTTTATCATCGAGAATGCAACTACGGATTCAGGTTCGAGTGGTCCTTATTCGGTAATCCTGACGCAGGGTTCAGGGGCAAACGTCACTGTTCAGAACGGCAAGAACGCGATTGTCTACTGCGACGGCGCTGGTTCCGGGGCAGTAGTTTACGATGCTTTAGCAGATCTTCAGGTGGGAACCTTGGAGGTTACGGGGGTAGCAGCTATTGACGGCGCTTTGACGCAAGGTGGCGCATCCCAGTTCAACAGTACTGTCACTGTTGG